TCTTCGGTACGAGTTCGACCGTTCCGAGTACCAGCGTCTCTTCTGTGACCTGCTGTCCTTCTGTGTGGACTGTAGCGCCCGATGCGCTGATCTCGAAGCCGACCTTCAGGTTGCCCTTGATGTAGGTCTTGCGGACAAGATCCATGACACCGAGCTTCTGCCATGCGGTGCGGATGCGGCCTTCGACCATCGTGGGCACGGGAACACTGCCGGAAACATTGGCAGTAAGAAGAGCGGCACGGCACTCTTTGTCATCGCCGGTCTTCAGATAGTTTGCAAATGCGTTCACATACTCCGAGCTGGAGCGGATTTCTTCAAGAGTCATTTCTTTTCTCTCCTCAGTTTCAAATTTTTCAGTGATTTCACCATCGCCCTGTGCGACAGCGTTGCGGATCTCGTTCCGCTTGTCTTCGGCGGCTTTGCGGTTCTCTATCTCTTCATTGATAGAGCGAGCTTCAGCCTCCAGTGCATCGAGGTCAGCCTCGGGAGCATCGATTTCAGAGGCGATCGCACTCCTACGCTCCATCAGTTCCTCGACAGTTTTGTCTTTGAGTTCCATCAAAGCACCTCCGTAAGTATTCTGATCTTCTGCTTCCTACGCTCGATCTCTTTCAGACGGTTGCGTTCACTCTCCAGTGATTCCTTTGCACTGTCCAGTGCCTCGGAAAGGCCTCTCGTCTGGATGGAGGTCTGTGCGTAAGCAGGGAAAGTGACGGCTGACACCTCAAGCACTCTCCGGATGGAGATAATGTGCCTTGTAGGATGGTCAGAATCGACATTTTCCCATCTATCCTCACCAACAGAGAACATGAACGACATTCCGGAAATATCGCCACGCTCTACTGCTGAATAAAGGCTCCGTGCATCCGCATTGTTCTCTGTGTCGAGATCCACACGGATTCCCATGCCGTTCTCGTCCACGCTCATCTGCATGGTCGAGTTGGCATTGTTGTTTCTGCTTCTTGCCAGTGGGATCATGTCCACATTGTGGTTGACGAGGAAACGCACATCTTTCAGATCTGTCTCGTCAAGTGCTCCTCTGTCTATGATCTCATCCCACGGCCCTATATCTGTCCGTGCATCAAAGACGATCGGTCTGCCCGTTATAAAGGCACCGTGCTCCTCGTTCTGATCAGCTCGGACATCAAATTCAAGATTCCGTATTTCCATCTTGTCCATTGTCATTCTCCTCATTCACAGAGTAGTATTCTCCCCTTGCAGGAAGCTGTGAGCCATACGGCTCCGGAAGCGGAGGCAGATTCCAGATTTCCCTGATCTCGTTTCTCGTCATCAGTCCTCTGTCTGCCATCTGTGCCGACACATTCAGCTTGTCTGCGTTGCTCATGTACTGGAGCCTGTTGGATGTCGCCATCACGAGGTTGCCTTGGCTCTGCTCTCTAAAGGTGAAGAGCATCTTCGTCATTACCTCGCTGAACTGCAAAGCGAAAGGTTCGACACATCCTTCGTAAAACGCACTCCATGTGTCGCTGCTGAACTTGTTCTGGAGCACATCCTCGTTGACACCGAAATACTCGAAGACATTTGCCTTGATGATCTCCATCTGCTTGTCATCGACCACCCACGGCTTTGTATCAATCTGCTTGATGTCTGTGTAGGTGTTCGGGAACAGCAGGATGCCGCCGCCTTCGGCATCCTTGGCAAAGTTCTCAGCCGTGAATCTCTTCCGCTCTCTTGCGAGATCCTCGGTCTTCGAGAAGTTTCCGACCTTGGCCATGAAGCGGTAGGATGCCGCCGATTCGACACCTTCCTTGATGCCTTGGTTCTGGATGTGTATCAGATCCATCGTGGGAAGCAGAGCCGCATTCGATTCTCCGAAGAAGTCGTTGCGGTACTGCATCCGTGTCATGATGCCGCAGTATTCAAGCTCAACGGCAGCTTTCTGTTTGTTGCTGAACTCATACCGCAGATAGGGCACACCATCGAACTGCACGACCTCGCACCTGTGAGGCAGTGGCGTGTACACTCCGGAGATCTCTCCGTAGGAATCCCATATCGGAGTTATGAACACTGTGTTGTTGCAGTAGAAAATGGTGGCCGCTCTTGCCATGAACTGGCTCCATGTCTGGAACTCGTTCGGGCCGTGCTTCAGCTTGTTCTGGAGTGCCGGCTTTGCCGAGCCTCGTGTCTCGACATTCAGTTTCGAGATGTGCGTGGCCATGGTGTTGATGGCGGCTCTCACCAGCTCGCTCTCATACATCCCTCCGGAGAAGGATGTGAAGTGCGGCACATATCCGTTCAGCATCTTGAAAGTGGTTTCAAATTCTCTTGTCGGCTCTTTTGGGCGGTTCCCGAAGAGCCAATCAAACAAACCCATCTAATTCACCTCAATTTTTAAGCTGGTCACCTATCTCGCCATACCATTTCTGCCGCACACACAACGCATCCAACAAAGCGGCACATCCATCTATGTGCAAAGAAGGATTTACTTTTACCAGTTTGCCTCTCCTCCGCTCGGTGCTCATCTTCATGGCCGAGTTGAGGAGATGTATTTTAAGAAGGTCGTTGTCGCCGATGTGGAGTTTCCCATCGTTCAGCAGACCTTCCATTTCAAGCATTACCCCGTATAGGTTGTCGCCTTGATAGACATCGTCCATGTGGAAACCGTAGGCAGCCATGTCCTGCACGAGGTACTGTGCCGAGAATCTGTCGTATCCTACTTGGAGCGGCAGGATCTCGTACTGCTCCACCAGAGCGGTGAACCATTCATACACATCGTGGTAGTCCACATAGTTGTCTCCGGACAGCTGAAGGAAACCACGCTGGATGTATATTCCATACGGAACACCGTCTCTCTGCGTGGCCTCTTCTATCTTCTCTGCCGGAAGGAAGAACTTTGCGAAGACATACAGTTCTCCGTCCTTCTCGATCACGGCCGTGGCCGCAGTCAAGTCCGTGGTCTGCGACAGATCTATTCCACCTACGCAGTAGGAGTTTCTGAAGTCCTCAAGGTGCAGCTCGTCTCCCGTGGCCTTCTCGACCACTTGTGTCGACAGCCATGCGGTGGAGCTGTTCTGCTTGAGGTTGCAGTATTTGGTGATGAACTCCGCTCTCTTCGACAGAGATCCTTCTGCTATGGCTATCTCCTCGAGCATATAATCCTTTGAGACAGATACGCCGAGGTTCGGATTGCTCTTCCGCAGCTCGTTTAAATCGTTCCATCTGTCAAGGTCATCAATCATGTATAGAAACGGCAACAGCTTTTTCTCCTTGCTGTCACCCAAAAGAAAACGAGTTGACCTCTTGATCAGCTCGTCATATATGCTATCGTTCACATATCCGGAAGTCGTGCACGATAGAAGCAGACCTTCAGGGCGGGCTCCCATGCCGCTCTTCATGACCTCGTACTGCCGGAGGCCCTTGTCGCCCTGCCATGCCGCTATCTCGTCATTGATGCAGAGCGATGGATTGAAGCCATCAGACGATTTGACCGAGAAGGCCAGCTTCTTCACCGTGCTGTTCGTTGCAGGGATGAACAGATCCGTCATTCTATGTCTTGCCAGCTTTGAATCGTCGTTTACCTTTCTGTGTTGTGTGTCTTTCTTCTGTGACAGTTCCTTCAGCTTTTTCCACTCGGGATCTTGCTGAATCATCGCCCATAGGTTGTTGTAGATGATGTCGGCCTGTTCGAGCTTTGGAGCAATGCAGTACACCCTCGCACCGAAGCCGCCCTCAAGCTGGAAGGTGTAATTCGCTATGGCAGCTGCGAGTAAACTCTTACCGTTTTTCCTCGCCACCACTAAAAGGATCTCTCGGAACTGCCGGTATCCTTTATCGTCTACTATTCCGAATACTGCGGATATAAGAGCCTTTTGCCATACCTCAAGAATGAGCGGTGTCGGTGCAAGAGGCCCTTCGGTGTGGCAGCAATGCTTCTCAATCCAGTTGATTGCATCATTTGCCTTTTTGTTGTCATAGAAAAACAGCTTTTTCTCAAGTCCATGCACCAAATACTCATAGAGTAGTTTGATATACTTGCCGACAATATAGGTGCCGTTTTTAATTCCTTGGTAATAGGAATCAATATGGTTATCTCCCTGCATCATCTGCTAATTCCTGTTATGTTCTGCTCGTGCGAGCGAAAATATATTAATTTCGAG